ATGAACTTGCTGACAGCCGCGCAAGAGAACTGGTCCAGGAAGAACTTCAACGAAAGGGAATCCTTGGCGCTCGAACGGGAGTGGATTTGCCAGGGAAGGACAGCGCAACAACCGCCGAGTCGTGACTGGCAGACATGGCTGATCCTCGGCGGCAGAGGTTCAGGCAAGACGCGCATAGGCGCGGAATGGGTCAACGGCGTCGCACAAAACTACCGGCCGTTCGCTACGCGTGGTTCATGCAACATCGCGCTGGTCGGCGAGACATTGGCGGATGTGCGCGAAGTCATGATCGACGGGCCGTCGGGAATCATGAAGGTTTCCCGCGCAGAGAGACCACGCTACGAGATGACACGGCGGCGTCTCGTTTGGTCAAACGGCGCCACGGCGTCGATGTTTTCATCGGAAGACCCGGACAGCCTGCGCGGCCCGCAATTTGACGCCGCCTGGTGCGACGAGTTGTGCAAATGGAAACATGTGCAGGAGACCTGGGACATGTTGCAATTCGGCCTGCGCCTCGGGTTGAGCCCGCGGCAGGTGGTGACGACGACGCCAAGGCCGCTGCCATTGCTCAAGAATATGCTCGCCAATCCGGCAATTCGCGTGCGCCGCATGAAAATGCAGGAGAACGCCGCCAATCTTGCGCCGGGCTATGTCAAGCACGTGAATGGCCTTTATGGCGGCACGCGGCTCGGGCGGCAGGAACTCGACGGCGAGTTGATCGAGGGAAGCCCGGACGCACTGTGGTCCCGGCTGATGATGGAGAACGTGTTCTCGTCAGACGTGCCGGAGCTGAAGCGCATCGTCGTTGCGATCGATCCTCCGGCCAGCGCAACGAAGAAATCCGACGCTTGCGGGATCGTGGCGGCCGGCCTCGATGAGAACGGCATGGCCTGGGTGCTCGCTGACGAGAGTTTCGCACCGGCCAAGCCGCACGAATGGGCAAGACGGGCGATTGCGCTGTTTCACAGGCTGGAGGCCGATTTGATCATTGCCGAAGTCAATCAGGGCGGCGATATGGTAGCGGCGGTGATCGCAGCGGAGGACGACAGCGTTCCCGTGCGTTCCGTGCGGGCCAATCGCGGCAAGGCGCTGCGCGCCGAGCCGATCGCGGCACTCTACGAACAGGGCAGGGTGCGCCATGCGGCGCGGTTTCCCCTGCTGGAGGATGAAATGTGCGACTTCGCGCATAATGGCTTATCGAACGGCCGCTCTCCGGATCGTGTGGACGCGCTGGTCTGGGCCCTCAGCGATCTCCTGCGCCGCCGCGATGGCAGCCCGAGGATACGCGTGGTGAGGTGACATTCACGCTATGCCGGTCTGCGTCAAATTCCTGTTTCTGTTCATTGAAACGCCTTGACGCTTGGAAATGAGATGGAAAATGTTATATTGCCCTTGGAGTGGGGAACGAGCTTTCGCCCGTCCCCCTTTTCCTCACTTTATGAATTGGACCCGGAACTCGAGATGGTAGCTCGTCCGGGTCTTTTTCATAATGAGGGTGATGCGAAACGGTAAAAACCGCATTGCTGCACCTCCAGGTTCGAGGGCAAGGCCCTGCCCAGGGTCGGGAGGCCAATCTTCCCGATGCAGCGGCTACCTCGATGCTTCTGCTTCTGCTTCTGCTTCTGCCCTCGAAACTCGTATCTCGACCACATTCATGGAATTGCTGCGCACGGCAACGAACGTAGGGTTGAAACTTAGTCGCGCACGATGCGTGGGCGGTTGTCCGCAAGACTGACACTTTTCACACAACAGAAAGAATTCCCTCATGGCACTCAACTGGCCGTGGCGCCGACGCGCTGCGAATGAGAACCCGTATCTGCAGCAGAAGTCGGCGCAGGGCTTTGTCGCCTTGCAATTCGACCGCGAGGCGCGCTGGTCAACGAGCGGTTATGTCGGGCTTTCGCGGCAAGGTTTCATGCGCAATCCCGTTGCCTATCGCTGCGTCCGTCATCTGGCGGAAGCGGCTGGCGCGACACCCTGGCTGCTCTATGAGGGCAAGACCGAGCACAGCGAGCATCCGCTGCTCGATCTTCTGACCAACCCGCACCGCGGCACCGACGGGGCAAGCTTCCTCGAGGCGCTATATGGCCATCTGCTGCTCTCCGGCAACGCCTATGTGGAGCGAGTGCAGAGCGGCGGCGGGGCGAGTGAGCTGCATCTCTTGCGACCCGATCGCGTTCGTATCATTGCCGATGACAATGGCTGGCCGATTGCGCTGAACTACGGTGTCGGCGCGCAGAAACGCACGATCCCGCTCGATGAGGGGCGCGGGCTGCACCTGAAGCTCTTCCATCCGCTCGATGATCATTACGGCTTCGCGCCGCTCGAAGCCGCGCTTATGGCGCTGGATATCCACAACGCTTCCGGCTCGTGGAACAAGGCGCTGCTCGACAATTCGGCTCGGCCCTCGGGAGCGCTCGTCTATGCGCCGGGGGAGACCAGTCACCTGACCGAAGATCAGTTCGAGCGGTTGAAGGGCGAGCTGGAAGAAGGCTATACGGGGGCGGCAAAGGCTGGTCGTCCATTACTGCTGGAAGGCGGGCTCGACTGGAAATCCATGGGGCTATCGCCGCTCGATATGGATTTCATTGCCGCCAAGAACACCGCAAGCCGCGATATCGCGCTGGCCTTCGGCATTCCGCCCATGCTGCTCGGCATTCCCGGCGACAACACCTACGCCAACTACGCAGAAGCCAACCGCGCCTTTTATCGCCTGACGGTGATCCCGATGGTGACACGTACAGCCAAAGCTTTCGCTGCCTGGCTCGGTCCGGTCTACGGCAATGATCTGCGTATCGAACCCGATCTCGACCGCGTCGACGGGCTTAGCCAAGAGCGCGATGGCTTGTGGCAGCGGATCGGCGCTGCGCCGTTCCTCAGCGATGAGGAAAAGCGAGAAGCAGTCGGCTACGCCCCAAAAAATCAGGGAGAATAAAATGACACACTGGTCCGATGCCGCCTGGATACTGGCGGCAAAGGCGGCGGGCGCCATTGCAGGCTCCGCTGTCTCCCTCGCCTACATGCTGCCGCGCGACAAGAGCGAAGCGGCCATCCGCTTCATCGTCGGCATTGTCTGCGGGCTTGCCTTCGGCGGCGTAGCCGGGATCAAGATCGCTGCCGAACTCGACATTGGTGGTGAGCTCGGGAAAACCGAATTAATGCTGATGGGGGCGACGGCGGCAAGCCTCGCCGCCTGGACGGCGCTCGGCATTTTTGCCCGCATCGCCGCGCGCATCGGTGAACCGAAACCTCCGCAAATCGACAAAAATCCCTCCGACGAGAGGGATATCGCCAATGTTCGTTGAACCGGGAACAAACAGACGATTTCTGCCGCGCCTCGAGAAGAAGTACACGGGATTGACCGTAGAGGCCGTGGCGGAAGATGGCAGTTTTTCCGGCTATGCCAGCCTGTTCGGCGAGGTCGATCTCGGCAAGGATGCGATCGAGGCCGGGGCGTTCCTGAAGTCGATTCAGACACGTGGCGCCGCCGGCATCCGCATGCTGTGGCAGCACGATCCGAACCAGCCCATCGGCACATGGACGGAGGTTCGCGAGGACAAGCGCGGGCTCTATGTCGAGGGCAAGCTGGCGAAAGGTGTCGCCAAGGCTTCCGAAGTGCTGGAGCTGATGCGCTCCGGCGCCATAGATGGGCTTTCCATCGGCTTCAAGACGATCAAGGCCAAGGCGGATGGCGGCGGCATCCGCCATATCCACGAGGCGGACCTTTGGGAAATCTCGGTGGTGACCTTTCCGATGTTGCCATCGGCGCGGGTCGGGCAGGTGAAGAGTCTTGAGCCGCTGCCCGCCGATGCCATGCCGGACAGGGACTATTCGAACCAGCACAGGCTGCTGTGGAACATCAAGGCCAATGAGGTGCTGATCGAGGCGCTGAAACGGTCGCCGCAGAGCGACTACAACTGCCGGTGGCTGGCGCGGCTGCGCGAAGAAAACGCGGGGCTGAAAAGCCACTCGACGCTCTATGAGCCGTTCCAGATCTGGTACCGCAAGTACAATCCCGACCAGCCGCGTGTCTCGGCGGGCAACCCCGATGGCGGTCAATGGATGGACGGCGGCGGGGGTGGCGTCGGTGGGCGTGTTGGCGGTGGCGAGAGCGGCAAGCCGCTCCCGCAGGAGGCGTTCGATCGAAGATGGGGCAGCGATAACCGAAATGATCGGCTTGCAAGCAACAGAGGTGGCAGTTCAGAAAGCCGACCAAAACAAGGCAAAACTACAAGGCCTACAACCCGCCAAGTGGCAAACTCTTTAAGACGCTCAACTCAACTGACGGGATTGTTATACCCCGACGCGAAAAAAATTTGTATTGAAAAATGCATTAGTACATTGCCCACCCGCACATTGGATGGGGCACCATTTCACAGATGCCTTGCTGAGTGTATGTCAATATTCGGATATTGAGGAGAAAATACGTGGTGAACCCAATTAGCCGGGAAGATGCTGATGCAATCGCTAAGATCATACTCCTGCATGCCAAAGATTTTAATGGGTTTTTGATTGATAGGCAGGCTGATCGAAATGCTGAGGCACTCGATACTTTACGAAATTTGGTAGGTAAGCTTATGGCTGCTCAATATTTCGAAGTGCTCGAGGTGGTAGCTCGGCAATATCCAGATATCATGGACCGACTTGATGATCTGCAAGGTGAGTGACCCTGTCATAATGCAAGGGTGATAACCCTTTGGACTTTGAAGACTATATGTAGCGATCGACACGCCAGGTGGCGACACGGTTACCTTCAAGCTGAGCCCTGGCGATAACGGCTCGTTTGAACTGGACCAAGGCACGATAAACGGCGAGCCGATGGATACGGATGTGCTCGAAGGAGCTGTCGCCACAATGCACGCCAGCGGTATGGGCAATGTGGTGCTGAGCGAGGAAGGGGGGCAACGGAAATCTAAAACACCCAATGAAGGCCCGCCAAGTTCAACACATATCAATCCTGGAAGTGGACAAGTTAGGGGATACGGACCTGATGGAAAACCGCTAAAGGATATTGACTATGATCACGATCATGGGCAGGGCACTCCGCATGTCCACGATTGGGATCGCGATAGTGAGGGACGACCCATTCGAAGACCCGGACGCCCATTTGATCCAAACAAAGATGGCGAGCAAGGACTATGAAATGAACATCAATTTAGATGCGATGCATGATAAAGAAATAACAAAAATTAGTTACAATCGAACTTCGTCATCCTTAAATATAGAGGTAAATGACGAGTTTGGAAATGTGACATACGTTGAACTCGTAGGGTGTGCAATATTTAGAGTTAACGATTTTATTCATCAGAATGTGATATCGCGAGTGATAGAGTTTGGACATAATGTTAGTAAAGAATACTTGAAAGACAGAGTTACATGGGCAACAGAAGTGGGGGGCGCGTCTTCATACTTTGATTCAGAAAAAATTGATAATACTATTGATGAAATTTTATCGGAGAATTTGAAATTGGTATATTTTGAGCCAAGCTTTGGTGCTGAAATTGTTGCAACTTGCAAGGATATTATTGTTCGCAATTAATATTTGACGACTTCGGAGCAAAGGAACATTTACATGCCAAGAATAATTGCATTGTACGAAAAAGAGGGAGACGATTTTATAAACCATATTGAATTTTTGCATGATGATTTTGACTTTTTTCGTTCAATTCTAGAATATAGGGACGACGATCCTGTACTATATCAGGTATATCAAATTGATGCCGAGCGGAACCGTAAGATTTTCGAACGATTTGGCGTTATGGTTGATATAGATAAGTATGATTGCTTTGTAGATTATTACGAATAGTATTTTTGAATTCTAAAGGGATGCGTTTTCCGGCTATGCCAGCCTCTTCGGTGAAGTCGATCTCGGCAAGGACATGATTGAAGCCGGGGCGTTCCTGAAATCGATCCAGACACGCGGTGCCGCCGGCATTCGCATGCTTTGGCAGCACGATCCGAACCAGCCCATCGGTACGTGGACGGAGGTTCGCGAGGACAAGCGCGGGCTCTATGTCGAGGGCAAGTTGGCCAAGGGCGTCGCCAAGGCTTCCGAAGTGCTGGAACTGATGCGCTCCGGCGCCATTGATGGCCTTTCCATCGGCTTCAAGACGATCAAGGCCAAGGCGGATACGGGGGGTATCAGGCATATCCACGAGGCGGACCTTTGGGAAATCTCGGTGGTGACCTTTCCGATGCTGCCATCCGCAAGGGTGGGGCAGGTGAAGAGCCTGCCCGCCGACGCCATGCCGGAAAAGGACTATTCCAACCAGCACAGGCTTTTATGGAACATCAAGGCCAATGAAGTTCTGATCGAGGCGCTGAAACGGTCGCCGCAGAGCGATTACAACTGCCGCTGGCTGGCGCGCTTGAAAGAAGAAAACGCGGAGCTGAAAAGCCACTCGACGCTCTATGAGCCGTTCCAGATCTGGTACCGCAAGTACAATCCCGACCAGCCGCGTGTTTCGGCGGGAAACCCCGATGGCGGGCAATGGACGGAGGGCGGGGGAGACGGCGCAAGTGGCAAGCCGCTCTCGCAGGAGGCGTTCGATCAAAGATCGGGCGGGGCTAAGGAAAAGCCGGAGGGCAATGCTTCAAGAGGCGGGCGTTTTGGCGGAGCTCTGCCTGCGAAGAAACCCGACACTGGCCCGAAGGCGCCGGATGGCACGCCAGTGCAATCAGTGCAAAGTCGGGGTGGCGGGCGTCGCGGCGGCGGGCCGATAATACGAAATATTGCTGGCCGTAATGTTGAAATAACGCCTGAACAGGCGTTGCGGCTGGACCACTCAGGGAGACAAGCAGATAACGCAATTGGCCGGGTGCGACAACGCGATCCGAACTGGCAACCACGACCTGGAGCATATGAGGGCGTCGAAGGCGCAATACGTTACAACGAGTTCAGAGCCCGAGAAGCGGAAGGGAGAATACAGGAGCTAAACCGCGAAGCATTCGGACACAATGGCGGTCCCCCGCTAAATAACGAGCCGAATAATGCGCCGCCAAGCCGATATCGCGAGCTTCTGGAGGTGTTGCCGCCACGGCCCAATCGGCCACTACTGCCGCCGGTCAGCGAGGCCAGAGACGGCAATACGAAAGGTCAGACAACCCAATGGGTAAAGCACGGCGGCATGGCGGAGGCTGAGAGAGATTTTGGCGAATTCAATCCTTCTGACATTAGAGTATATTCAAATGGTGCTAAGGTGGGTAAGTTGCCGGATGGAAGCAAAATTATCGTTCGGTTAAAAAGTAAAGAAGGCAGACCCACATTAGAATTTCAAATCGGAGATAGATATACAAAGGTGAGATATGATTGATAATTTACAAGAATATTTTCTAATAAATGGTATCGAGTATAAAGGTCGTTTCGAGCTGAATGAAATATATGACAATAATAATGGATTTTTGATCATCATTGAAGATGAAAAAAAAGTAATTTATCGAATAGAATGGCCCGATGGAGTTTCGTCGTACAGAAAATGTAACGAAAGCGACAGATTGTTGTTAATTGACGATTTAAGTGAAAAAGATTTACTTGAATATTTAGTTGTTGAGTGCAAGAATTCTGAATATATAAAATGGATCTGTGAGCAAAAGCTTGGCATTGAGATTGAGGGTTCCAAGCATATAATAATATCGACTTCAAATGATATTATTGATGTTATTTGCTACGAGTTGCCGACTATTTCTATTGTGAACGGACATTAAGCTTTCTCATTGCGGTAGAAGTGCTGGAGCTGATGCCGTCGCTTCGATAGCGATGAGGATTTGCGGGTCTTTCTAGCGGAGATTGTCCGACGCATTGACTAGTCCAACACTTGCAAGTCGTCGGAGAAAATCCATGAAAATACCACCAGAATTTCCTGAACTCTGCATCTGGTTTGATCCTCAGATACTTGCCGTATCGCCTGAGGTTGAGGACAAATTTGCTTCTGCGCTCAAACATGTCACGCCTCAGCAACAACAGGTGATCAAACATTTTATCCTTGACGTGCTCGAAAACGTGCACGATTCCAAGGAACTAAACAGAATATGCAAGGGGCCAACTCCAATATCCGCTTTGATAGTGACGACGGCATCCGCATGTATCTGGAGGAAATCCTCAAACGCATCGATAAATCGGGATATGAACCGCCGAAGTGGCCAGCTCGTAAGTTCAAGTAGTCTGCCGCATTAAAAATCTGACACTACACCCATCCTGAAAGCAGGGTTTCCCCCATATCAACCTTGAAACTTCGCCCGGACTGCCGGCGCGGGGCGGCGAGGTTGTGCGCATGTTTAACTCTGATTTTTAACAACCAAAGGAAGAATAATGAGTAAAGCCAAGCAAGTGCTCGAGACCAAGACTGCGAGCGACCCTGAGAGTTTTGAAGAATTTACCCGCACATTCTACGAATACAAAGCCACGAACGACATTCGCCTCGGCGATATCGAGAAAGGCAAAAGCGTCGATGTCCTGACGACCGATAAAATGCAGCGCCTGGACATCGAAGTGGATGCGCGAAAGCGCGCCATGGATCGCCTGGAATTGAAACAGGCGCGTCCGGCGCTGGATGGCGGTGTTCGCCAGGTTTCTTCACCCGAGCACAAGAACGCCTTTGAAACCTATGTGCGGCGCGGCGATGAAAGCGCTCTGCGTGTGATCGAAACCAAGGCGCATACGATTGGTTCGGCAAGCGATGGCGGCTATCTGGTACCGGAGGAACTGGAGACCCAGATTGGCGCGCGTCTGGCGCAAATCTCGCCGATCCGAGGTATTGCTTCCGTGCGGCAGGTGTCGGGTTCGGTGCTGAAGAAGCCGTACTCCATCAAGGGACCATCGGTTGGCTGGGTCAGCGAAACCGATATTCGCCCACAGACGGAAGGCTCCAAGCTGGCCGAACTGCAGTTCCCCACCATGGAACTCTATGCCATGCCGGCGGCGACATCCTCGCTGCTCGACGATAGCGCCGTCGACGTGGAGCAATGGATCTCAACGGAGGTGGAGACGGCCTTTGCCGAACAGGAGGGTAAGGCCTTCATCAGCGGCGATGGCATCAACAAGCCGCGCGGCTTCCTGACCTATGACGTCGTGGCCGAAAGTGCCTGGGCTTGGGGCAAGCTCGGTTCACTTTCCACCGGCGTTGCCGGCAAGTTTCCCGCCGCGGATGCTTCCGATATCCTGCTCGATACGATCTATGCGCTGAAGGCCGGATATCGCCAGAACGCCAATTGGGTGATGAACCGCAAGACGCAGGCCGAAATCCGCAAGCTGAAGGACAGAGACGGCAATTATCTCTGGACGCCGCCCGCAACGCCCGGCGCCCAGGCTTCGCTGCTCGGCTTCGGGCTTGTCGAGGCTGAGGACATGCCGGATATCGCCGACAAGGCGACGCCGATTGCCTTTGGCGATTTCGCAAGGGGCTATCTGGTGGTGGATCGCACTGGCGTGCGCGTGCTGCGCGATCCTTACTCCGCCAAGCCTTACGTGCTGTTCTACACGACCAAACGTATCGGCGGCGGCGTGCAGGATTTTGATGCGATCAAGCTGCTGAAGTTCGCGGCCTGATCCTCAACCCATTCAGGCCAGGACGGCCTGCAAATGGCGTTTTTCTGCGGTCCGGTGCTCACGTACCAATATGTACGCTGCGCTCCGGTCCTCGAAAACCACTATTTTTCGTCTCGCCCTGGCCAGAATGGCACACGCCGAATCTTCCTAAGACCTTCGTCGAATTGCTCATTTCACCCGATCCAGTAGTTTCCGGAGCGCACATTCATGTCGGCGCCATACAATTCGCATCAGCTCAGAATACTCTGGAATATTAAGGCCAACGAAGTTTTGATCGGGGCTTTGAGGCGTAGTCCGCCACGGGAACATAACCTCCTTTGGCTGGCTAGCTTGGCCCAAGAGAACAGTGAACTGAAAAGCCGCTCATTACTCTACGAGCCTTTCCAGATCTGGGTCAGAAAATACAATCCAGACCAACCGCGTGTACCCGCCGGCAATTCCGATGGCGGGCAATGGACCGACGAGGGCGGGAGCGGCGGAGTGACAGGTGGTGCGCAGCTCGCCTCCGGCCACGGGCGGTTTGGCGGTGCGGTGGCGGTTGGACGCAAACCAGAGACTGGCCCGAAGGCACCTGATGGTACCACGGGCCAGCTCGTGGGGCGTGCCGGTGGCCGCGTGCCAGTGGATCAAGGCAATTCATCCCAACCGGCCACGAAATTCACGGGAGAGACAAGGAAGTTTATCACCCGACATGCCGCGACGGCGCAACGTGTTGCCGACAAGCTCGGTGTTTCGCGCAATGCCGTGATAGGTGCGGTGGCCAACGAGTATGACACGCGTCACAACCCGGACCTCAGCTTTGGCTTACGAGGCGGGACGGCGCAGGCCGTGGGAGATAGGTGGATTTCGGGAAGAACCCATAAAGAACTGCTAGACAATTACAATGCCATCAAGGCCGGCAATGCCAATTGGGGCGATAAATGGAGAAATCCGGCAACGGTCGATGTCGGGCCTGGAAATATCAGGATGGAGACGGCAATCGACCTGCTGAAAGACTATGATGCTCAGCATATCGCAAAGGGCGACGATCCCTTGCATCTGGCCAAGTATGTGAATCACTACGACACGCTGCTCAAGGATCTGAGCGATTTCAACAAAACAGATACGACTTTTGCATTTGCCGCTTTGAAGGTCAGGGATGCAGATAGGTTCTTCCTCGACAAGGACAGCACTGCCTGGAACAGAATATCCGACGATGTGAAGGATGCTCTACGGGTCACCTATTACAAGGTGGGTGAGAGAACGCTGTCGAGGAACATTGGCGAGAGAATTGCCAGGTCCAGACGCAAGAAGGAGCAATTCGATTTTGACCCGCATGGCGATGGCGGCCAGCAGCATCTGAACAACCTTGAGGTAATCTTCAGAGCTATCATGGAAGGGTTGGACATCGGCAGGTCAAAACTCTGATTGGCGAAAAAAATTACGAATTTTCCACCAAATAAATAAGTAAAATAGTCCAAACCGTGCCAAGACCAAAAATAAACTCCCAAACAAAGACGGATGTTCGATAAAGTATACTGTAATTATTAGATAATAAAATCAAAATTGACAGAAACAGTAACAATATTGTTTGAGGGGTGGCGAATAATAATCGAAATAGAAAATAATAAAATTCGTTAAAATCCGTGAGGTCTTCAATAGAAAACATAGACAACCACAACGAAATAAAAAAGTAAAATATTGAAATTACAAATAAATATACAGGTTGCCTCGTCGTTTGATCAAAATATTTCATTGAACCACCCGCGACAAATGAATTTTTTTATCGCGATCTCTCTTGGAAAAAGCGGTTTCTGTGTCAGGGTTCATTTTCCCACCAGATGGTCCATGATTCGGCTTTTGATGCTTGAATGACCCTTGCCGGACAGACCCTACACGTATCTCGTGCCGCGATCTCTTAGCCGATAGTTCTAGTGAGCGTACAGGAATGCCGTGACCCATTTGCGCTCACGGTTCTGAAAGCAGTTTTGGCCGCTCCATAGCGGCATCCTCTTTTTGAACAAGGTTTCAAACATGACCATGACACTGATCAAGCCGCCGGCTCTTGAGCCGGTGACGCTGGCGGAGGTGCGCCAATTCTTACGCCTCGACGGTGATAGCGAAGATGCCTTGCTGACTGGTCTTATCAAAGCTGCGCGGGAAACGCTCGAGGTGCAGACCGGCCTTGCACTGATCAACCAGACCTGGCGGTTCTATGCCGATAGCTGGCCGAAAAGCGGTGTCGTCCGGATCGCGAAATATCCGGTGCATTCCGTCGTCACTGTGACAGCTTACATCGACGACGGAATGCCGGTTTCGATTGCCGGGCACGACCTCCATCTCAGTGGCTACGCGAGGCCGGCGCGGCTCTATCTTGCGGCACGCAGCCGGCCGGCACAGCCGCTCAGCGGGCTGGAAATAGATTTCATTGCGGGTTTCGGCGAAACCGGAAACGAGGTTCCCGACGCCTTGCGCCATGCAATTTTGACGCTGGTTGCGCATTGGTACGAGTTTCGGGGTGTCTATGGTGCTGCGCAACAGCCTGTCTCCTATCCGTCGGCTTTTGAACGGGCAATCGGGCTCTGGCGCAAGGTATCGCTCTGATGCCGGCGCTCTTCATCGATCCGGGCAGTCTGTCGCGCGAGCTTTTGCTTGAGAAATCCGTAATCACTGCCGACGACACGGGCGAACTCGTGGAAAACTGGGTCGAGATCGCCACCGTCTGGGCGCAGATCGAACCGATGGAGTCCGGCCTGCGCATCCTCGGCGAGCAAGGCCTGCCCGAGGTCACGCATCGCATCACACTGCGGATGCGAAGTGACATCGCCAGCACCATGCGCCTGCGCAAGGGGCTCCGCATTTTTCAAATCCTGACACTGCACGATCCCGACGATAGCGGGCGCTATCTGGTCTGCCGCGTGCGCGAGGAGAGCCGATGAAGATCACGATGCAGATGACCGTCGCCGACCTGATCCAGACTTTGCGCTGGCAGGCGATCGAGCTGGCGGAAGATGCGACTGCCAGATCTGAAAAAGATCCAGCTGCGAATTCGAAGCGTAACCGCAAGGCTACGAACGAGGCCAAGCCATGACGAGTGCCGGGCTGGAATTGCAAAAGGCACTTCTCGCGCTTTTGAAGGCAGATGGCACGCTAGAAAAACTGATTGAGGGCCGGGTCTATGACCGCGTGCCGGAGAAGGCGGAGTATCCTTATGTGACGCTCGGCTCATCCAATATCTACGATTGGAGCACAGGCACCGAACGGGGCAGCGAACATCTGTTTACGCTTAACATCTGGAACCGGGCGAGTGGCCGAAAATCGGTATTCACGATCATGAACATCATCGAGCGGTTGTTAGACAAATCGGTACTCACGCTTGTTGGGCACCGGGTGGCCAACCTAGGTTTGCAGTATTCCCAGGCGCGTGCCGAGGACAACCGCGATGGCTATCTCGGTGTCCTGCGCTACCGGGCGGTGACGGAAGAACTCCCCGCCTGAACTCAAAATCAATCTGAAAGGAAATCGCATGAGCGCCCAGAGAGGCAAGGATATTCTGTTGAAGGTTGCCGATGCCAGCGGCAGCTACGTGACATGTGCCGGCCTGCGGTCGAAGCGTGTTGCCTTCAACACTGAGACGATTGATGTGACCGACGCCGATGCAGCCGGTCGCTGGCGCGAGCTTCTTGGGGGCAGTGCGGTCCAGCGTGCATCAATCGGTGGCGGGGGCATATTCAAAGATGCGCAGTCGGATGCGCTGTGCCGGCAAGCTTTTTTTGATGGCGATATCCCGCTCTGGCAGATTGTCTTGCCGGATTTCGGCATGCTGCAGGGACCGTTTCAGATCACAGCGCTTGAATATGGCGGTGCCTACAATGGCGAGGTCACCTTCGAGATCGCGCTGGAATCCGCGGGTCCTCTCCGCTTTACGGAGATAGCATGATGGTGAACCGGCATCGCGGCGAAATCAGCGCGGTATTGGATGGCCGCGAATGGACCATGTGCCTGACACTGGGCGCCCTTGCGGAATTGGAAGATGCATTCGGCGCGCAAGACCTGGCCGTCCTGTTAAAACGGTTTTCCACGAGCGCGCTCTCGGCGACCGATATTCTCAAGATCATAGCAGCAGGTCTGCGTGGCGGCGGCAATGAACTGGCGCCGGAAGCAATTGCGCAGATGCGCGCGGACGGCGGAATAACCGGCTTTGCCCGCATCGTCGGCGAATTGTTGAGCGCGACCTTCGGTGAATCAAATTCGGAGCAAGCCGGATCAAGGCTTTGAATATCAACGACGATCATACCGAGCCATTTCCCTGGGCGGCCATGATGGCGGCGGGATTCGGCATCTTGCGGCTCTCCTCCGCCGAGTTTTGGGCAATGACACCACGCGAACTCAATGCTGCCTTCCATAGGCCTTCTAACCGTTCTGCGCCGACGCGGATTGATCTGGCACGTCTGATGCAGTGCTTTCCGGATGAACAATAGGAGATGCAATGCTTGAGAATAAAACAGGCAAGGTCGAGGTCGAGTTCGACACTGACAGCTGCAAAGAGGCGCTCGACGAATTGCAAAAAAAATCAGCGCTATTCGGTCGCACGCTTACGAACTCACTCAAAAGTGCTGCAGTTGGCGGCCGGGATCTTGGTGATGTTTTGAAACAGCTGGCCATGAGCATTGCCAATATGGCGCTGAGTGCCGGATTGAAGCCCCTGCAGGATCTGGCTTCCGGCGTATTTAAAGACTTCATTGGAGGGTTGAAGCCGGGCGCCGCGTCCAAAACTGCGGCGGTAGGAACGCAACCCACAGCTTTCGCCAAGGGCGGCGTTGTTTCCAGCCCTACGTATTTCACTGCAGGGGGTTCACTTGGCTTGATGGGCGAAGCGGGCACCGAGGCGATCATGCCTCTGGCGCGCGGGGCAGATGGGCGTCTTGGTGTCGCCACGCAGGGCGGCGGCTCGGCGGTGCACGTTACCTTCAACATGTCGACACCGGACGCCACATCCTTCCGCAAATCCGAGGCTCAACTTACAGGCATGCTTGCTCGCGCGGCACGCAAGGGCGCCAGAACTTTCTAGGAAACCAATCATGACAGCTTTTCACGATGTCCGGTTTCCAACGGGCGTTTCCTTTGGCGCGACCGGCGGGCCGGAATGGCGCAACGAGATCGTCCCGCTGACGTCTGGTTTCGAACAGCGCAATTCGCGCTGGGCGCAATCCCGGCACCATTATGATGCAGGAACCGGTGTCCGCTCACTGGCAGATCTCGATGATGTCACGACGTTCTTCGAGGCACGGAGAGGTTCGCTCCATACCTTCCGTTTTCGCGATCCGTTCGATCATCTGTCGTGCCGGTCCGGAAAGATGATTGCACCGGGCGACCAGCTGCTTGGCAATGGCGACGGCACCAATGCTGCTTTCCAGCTGGTAAAACGCTACGGCGATTATGTGCGGCCGATCACCAAGGCGCTAGGAGGCAGTGTGCGTGCCGCTGTGAACGGTGTCGAAAACACGGAGGCGCTGGATTTCGTCGTCGAGCTGATCACCGGGAAGATTGTCTTCCAGCCAGGTAGAATACCGCCTGCGGGCGCAACAGTGACGGCCGGATTCGGCTTCGATGTCCCGGCGCGGTTTGATACGGACCGGCTGACGATCAGCATCAAATCGTTCAAGGCGGGCGAGATTCCGACCATCCCGATCATCGAGGTAAAGGCATGACGGCAATCCCTCCCGCGCTTGAATCACACCTTGCAGGTGAAGTCACAACACATTGTTTCTGTTGGATCATCCGTCGGAAGGACGATGTGATACATGGCTTCACGGACCATGATCGGACGTTGCTTGTCAGCGGGGTCGCCTGCGAGCCGCAAACCGGCCTCAGTGCCAGCGAAGCAACCAACTCGCTGGGGCTTGGGGTAGACAGCGCGGAGATCGAAGGCGCCCTTTCGTCGGCCAGCATCTTTGACAGTGATATCGAGCGAGGGGCGTACGACGCGGCAATAGTGGAAACGTGGCTCGTCAATTGGGTGTCGCCGGATCAACTCACTCTCCTGCGCAGCGCGCGCATCGGCGCGATTACGCGTTCAGGTGGCAAGTTCGTGGCCGAAACGAAAAGCAGCTCGGTCGATCTCGACAAGGTCAACGGCCGGCGGATCACGCGCCTCTGCGACGCGCAGCTCGGCGACAACCGTTGCGGCCATATCGGCGGGGACCAAGCGGGGACCGTCACGACGATTATATCGGATCGGGAGATCGTTGTTTCCGGGCTTCAACCTCCAAGCGCCGACTGGTTCGACAATGGTGCGTTGACCTGGATATCCGGGAACAGTGCGGGGCGTGCGAATGTTGTTCTCAATCAGGCGCCCTATGGCAGTGCCATTCGGCTCAGCCTGCGCGACGCACAGATACCCGATATCAAGGTCGGGGATCAGTTCTCCCTGCTGCCTGGCTGCGACAAGAGCTTCGCGCAGTGCAAGACGAAGTTCGCCAACAGCGCCAATTTTCGCGGGTTTCCGCATCTGCCTGGCAACGACGCCGCCTATAATTATGCCGATGGCAAGGGCAATTTCGATGGAAAGCCACTGGTGCCATGAGCATTGCAGAGGAAGTTCTATCCGAGGCGCGGCGCTGGATCGGCACACCCTATCGGCACGGCGGATCGAGATGCGAGGTTGGTTGCGATTGCCTCGGACTGGTGCGCGGCATCTGGCGGGCCCTCTACGGGCAGGAACCGCAATCGGTTCCCGTGTACTCCATGGATTGGGCAGAGACAGGAACAGCCGATCCGCTGCTTGATGCGGCGCGTCTGCACATGACCGAAAAACCGGTTATCAGGGCCGATCCGGGCGATCTTCTGGTGTTTCGCTGGCGCGATGGTGTAGCTGCCAAACATCTCGGAATTCTTGCAGATCACGGGCGCTTCATTCACGCCTATGAGGGCCACAGCGTTATGGACTCCGCTCTGGTGCCGCAATGGCGCAAGCGGATCGCTGGCGTGTTCGCATTTCCGGATCGTAGTTAAATCCAGTGTTAATTCGCTAATTCCAGAAAGAATACAATTGCATGGCGACACTCGTTCTCACGGCCGCAGCTGGTGTTCTCACCACCTCGGGAACAGTAACTGCAGCGATTGCCTCGGCCGTTGCGTCGGTTGGCGGTTACCTGATTGATCAAGCGCTTTTCGGCCAGACGATCGAAGGTCCGCGCATGTCCTCGATGCGGCCGATGTCCGCCGAGGAGGGTGCGGCACTGCCGCGCGTCTATGGTGCGGTTCGGTTGGGCGGCACGCTCATCTGGGCAACCCGCTTCGAGGAAGCGAAAACCACCTCGCGTCAGGGTGGCAAAGGTGGACCGAAGGTCAACGAATATACTTACTTTGCCAATTTTGCCATTGCCGTCGCGGAAGGGCCGATCAGCATGATCCGCCGTATTTGGGTCGATGGAAAGGAACTCGACCAGACCCGCTGCACGATCCGTTTTTATGGGGGTACAAGCAGCCAACCGGTTGACCCGTTGATCGAAGCGAAACAGGGGCAAGGCAACGCGCCCGCCTATCGCAACACGGCCTATGTGGTGTTCGATCGCTTCCCACTGGACGATTATGGCAATCGCATTCCACAGTTCCAGTTCGAAGCCATGCGAGCAGTAGGAAGCGTCGCGAGTAGTCTGAAAGCGGTGGCCCTGGTTCCAGGTGCAACGGAGTTTGGACTTTCCCCACAACTGGTTACCAGTGAGCCATCAAAGGGTAAGACAAAGAGCCTGAACCGCAACTGCCTGCGTGCCACTACCGATTGGCAGGCCTCCATGGATGAACTGCAGCACCTTTGTCCTTCGCTAAAACACGTCGCTATTGTGGCGCCCTGGTTCGGCGCAGATTTGCGTGCAGCGAACTGCGCAATCAAGCCCGGCGTCATGGACAAGTCCGGATACAAGGAAAGCAGTACCTGGAGGGCAGGCGGGGTCTCGCGGTCGCAGGCCCATCTCATTTCGCGCGCTGGCACGGGCGCGGCCTATGGCGGGACGCCTTCCGATCAAAGCGTTATCGATGCTATTCGCGATGCCAAGGCGCGGGGGCTCAACGTTACGCTATACCCATTCGTCATGATGGTCATCCGCGCGGACAATAATTTGCCGGATCCATATGGAGGACCACGGCAAGGCGCTTATCCATGGCGTGGGCGTATCACGTGTTACCCTGCGCCCTACCAACCGGGCAGCCCCAACAAGTCCGAAGTGGCAGCCAGCCAGGTCAAAACGTTTCTTGGCAGCGCGAAAGCCAGCGATTTCCGGATCAAAAACGATCAGGTCAGCTACAAGGGAAACAAGGACGACTGGGGTTATCGCAGGCTGGTCCTGCATCTGGCTCACCTGGCAGTGTGTGCGGGAGGAGTAGAGACCTTCATAGTCGGGTCCGAACTTTGCGGGCTGACGATGATCCGGGATCAGTCCAACGGCTTTCCCTTCGTCAACGCCCTCTGTGATCTGGCCAGTGACGTGCGCGGCATTCTCGGCAAAGATTGCAAACTAACCTATGGTGCCGACTGGACGGAATATTTTGGCCACCATCCGCAAGACGGATCGGGCGACGTTTTTTTTCATCTCGATCCGCTGTGGGCGCATCCGGCGATCAACGCAGTCGGCATCGACAATTACATGCCGCTCAGCGACTGGCGCGACGAGGAGTACAGTGTTCCAAATCCGGATGGATTTACCTCGCCCTACGATTTGAGCGGCCTGCAAGGCCAGATCGCCTCGGGCGAAGGGTTCGACTGGTACTACAAATCGGCCGACGATCGAGCATTACGGACGCGCACGCCCATCACAGATGGGGCCGGGAAGCCTTGGGTCTATCGTTACAAGGATCTGAAGTCCTGGTGGGAAAACAAACATTACAACCGGCAGGGGGGGGTCGAGAGCACGGTGCCGACAGCGTGGCAGCCCGAAGGAAAAAAAATATGGCTAACGGAGTTGGGCTCGCCGGCTGCCGACAAGGGCCCCAATCAACCGAATGTCTTTCCGGACATGAAATCGTCCGAGGGCGCTTATCCCTATTTTTCCGACCATGGGAGAAGCGATCTTGCGCAAAACCGATTTCTGCGCGCGCATTTCAACTACTGGAACAGTGGTAACACCGCCGCCATGCTTGATCCGGATCGCCTGTACGTCTGGGCCTGGGATACGCGGCCCTATCCGGAATTTCCGCTGAACCGGTCGCTCTGGTCGGATGGAGACAACTGGACGACAGGACACTGGCTCAACGGGCGGATTTCCGGTGCCGCGCTTGATGAATTGCTAGCTGCGATCCTCGGCGATTTCGGTATGGCCAATATTGATATCAGCCGTGTGGATGGTTTCGTCAGTGGCTACGTCATCGAAGAACCAACAAGCGTCCGAGCTGCCATCGAACCCCTTCTTGCCCTTTACGGTGTAGATAGTTTCGAGAGCGGCAACAGCCTGGTTTTCCGGAGCACGGCGCATATGGATGTCACGTCGCCGCTCATCGATGAATTTGTGGAACAAGAGGAAGGCGGACCGGTTATCTGGCGCATGCAGGAGTTGACGGATCAGCCCGCACGCGTCGAAATCGCCTACCGCGACCCGATGCTGGACTACCAGGCAGCGATGAGTTTTGCCGAGCGCCTTGACGGCAAAGGCACGGAAAACATCGGACTGCCGGGCATGATCGATACGGCACAGGCGAAATCGCTGGTTGAGGAGGCGTTGCAGACACGCCGGGCCGCGCGACGAACCGCATCGTTTGAAGTGCCCTGGAAGCAGGCTGCCCTGAAGCCGGGTGATCGGGTGAGAGTTGCCGGCAACACCTCGGCGCCGGATTTCGTCGTGACCTCCATCGAAGATGGGGCCACACGCCGGATCGAGGCCAGAGCCTTGCCGCAACATGTCCGCTACCCCGTTCGAGGCGCGCTGCCGGTGCCTGCCGATGGCGGGAAATCCGTGGTTCGCGGGAGGCCATATTTTGAACTTCTCGACCTGCCGATGTGGCCAGGCGTGGAAAAGCCCCCGGACCAGTTTCGCATCGCGGCTTTCGCCGATCCCTGGGGTGGGACGAGCGTTTACGCTTCACCGGAAGCGGTTGATTTCAAGCAACGAACTTCAATTGCCAACCGCGCGGTGATGGGGGAGCTCATTGCGCCGCTGGCGGGTGGAGCGAGCGGCCGATTGCTGAACGGACGGGCGCTCGACGTGCAACTCTACCATGGTGAACTGAGTTCAACTTCAATGGCGCAGATATTCAGCGGCGCAAACACTGCGCTGGTGGCTAGTTCCGACGGCAATTGGGAGGTGCTGCAGTTTATCAACGCAGAGGAAATACAAAGTGATGTGTGGCGATTGAGCGGGCTATTGCGCGGCCAGTGCGGTACCGAACGCGAGGCCACGCAGCCAAGACCTGCGGGTACACCATTCATCTTGATGACTGATGCCGTGGGCCCGGCTGGATTGAAATCGGAGGAGACAGGTCTTGAACTTTCCTGGCGCATCGGCGCATCCGGAGAGGATTTCACCGATCAGTTCTTCAGCACCCTTGAACGAACGGGCGGGTTACGCGCTCTCCAGCCGCTCGAACCCGTGCAAATCCGATCGCGCATAGGGGCAAATGGTGACGTCCACATCAGTTGGACAAGACGTGGACGAATTGATGCAGACAGTTGGCTCGCGCCAGATATTCCGCTTGGCGAAGAGCGTGAGGCTTACCGCGTTGAAATAAGAAAGGATGAAAAACTGGTTCGATCCGTTGATGTGGAAGGGCCAAACTGGACATACAGTTTCTCTGAACGACAATCCGATCTTGGCACCCTGACAGCCGAAATCGACTTCGGCGTCGCGATGATTTCGGCCAGAGTCGGGCCGGGTCGGGCCGCCCGCCACAAATTACAGATTAATTGATTTCTAGGGTCTGTTGAGATTCACGCCATGGCGGTCTGCGAATGGTGGTTTTCTGCGCTCCGGTGCTCGAAAACCATCACTTTCGCCTCGCCCTGACATGAATACCAGCAGACCCCGTTCACCCCATTTGAAAAAGGAATTTACAATGAGCACTGAAAAAGCGTGGTATCTGTCGAAAACCGTATGGGCGTCGATCGTGACGATCTTGCTTTCCTGTTCAAGCTTCTTTCACATCTCCACCGATGGCATCGACCAAGGAGCGATCACCGATACTATTGTGCAGTTTCTGACCGCCTTGAGCGGTATTGTTGCGCTTTTTGGTCGCGTCAGCGCGACAACGCTCATAACACGTAAAGAAATATAGTGTTAAAAGGCGTGAACTTGTGGCAATCCTGACAGTCACATTACCAAACGTTCATGCATCGTTCAGACAGCAACCGATAATAATGACGCCATGATGAAACACCTCTTTATCTCCCTGCCCCTCGCGGGCCTGATCTCGGTCGCTGGCGCCTTCAACGCCGGTAATGCCTTCGCCGCAGACTGCTCGTCCGTTGGGCAGCGGGTGGCCGATTCGCAAGGCGGGACACTTGCGCGCGCCACTTCGGTTGTGCAGAACGGTAAGGAAGTCTGCGTCGTGGTGGTTCTGATCCCCGGCAAGGATGGCGAACGTCCGCGCCGTGTGGAAGTCGCCGTACCAGCAAACTGA